GAAGCAGACATAGCACCAAAAGAGCTACAAATTGATCTCATTAACGCTATTACTCGAAACTTGAAAGAAGGTGATGGTGAAGATAAAGAGTTTGATCGTCGATTAAAGACGGCCCAGACTCTCCTTAAAGAAAGAGAAATCAAAGGAAAAGAAAATGTTAACAGACCTAGAATTGCAACGCCTCCTCAAGGACGTAGACAAGTACCTCAAACCGAAATGGGATCGCTTAGAAGTCTTGGAGAAGATGTTCTCTGATACACAAGAGCAGCCTAAGAAAAGAGGTCGTCCTGCAAAGGTAGTGCCTGACTCTTTTGGTCAAGGTTGATGGCAAAAGACTCAAGATTAGAAAGAATTGGGGTTAGTGGCTACAATAAGCCTAAAAGAACACCCAACCATGCCACTAAAAGTCATGTAGTTGTAGCTAAGTGTGAAGATGGTAGTGTAAAAACTATTCGTTTTGGTCAGCAAGGTGTTAGCGGCGCGGGTAGTAATCCTCAATCCGCTAAAGACAAGGCTAGAAGGAAGTCTTTTAAGGCCAGGCATGCCAAGAATATTGCAAAAGGCAGGTGTTCTGCGGCATATTGGTCAAATAAGGTTAAATGGTAGGAGGTTATATGGCTGCGGGAATGAAGCATTACAAGCGTGACGGCACTCTATTTGAAGGAAATACTCACAAGATGGGTAATGGCAGTTTACATTCTGGCAAATCACATGGAAAAACGTCAGTAAAGCTGTACCATTTTAAGGATCTTTCAAAAACATCTCAAAAAAAAGCCAAAGGTAACTAATGAGTCTTTATAGAAACATTAATAACAAAAAGAAGGCTGGAAAAGTGATGAGAAAAAAAGGAAGCCCAGGCGCACCAACTGACCAAGACTTTAGAAATGCTGCTAAAACAGCAAAGAAAAAAAAGAAGAAAGTAAAAAAACCGTATTAGATAACAAAGGAATGTTATGACGCCAGAGCTTGAAACCTATTACAATAACTACAACGAGTTATTCAATCACGAGGGTTTCAAACAACTCTTACAGGACGTTTCTAACAATGTTGACCGTATTGCAGATATACAAACGGTTAAAGATGTAGAAGAGTTATTCTTTAGAAAAGGCCAAATTGCTGCTTTTTACTCAATTATTAACATAGAAGGTACGATTGAGGCAGGAAGAGAGCAGGTAGAAGGCCAAGAAAGCTCTGAATAAACTAGCTTTAAAGTCTATGAAAGCAGACTGGAAAGAGTAGAATGTTAAAAGTTTACGATTTTTGTTGTCCAAAAGGACACATATTCGAGAAGTTTGTTAGCAGCAGCGCAGCAGTCAGCAGGTGCGATTGTGGCGAGGATGCTAAAAAAATGCTATCTGCCCCGTCCTTTATCTTGGATGGTTCTAGCGGGGATTACCCTGGTAGACACATCAAATGGATAAAAGATCACGAACAAGCAGGTAGAAGAAATGTATCTCCATAATGATTCAATAATCACGGAGTTTAATTATGTCAAGAGCGTCAATTGTTGATATGCCTCCTGAAGAGGAGCAAGCAGTCAGCGTTGAAGGTGAAGATCAAGAGATTCAGCAACTTCCTTTAGATACAACTCTAACGGATCAAGTTGAGCAACCTCAAGAGCCTCAAGTCCCAGAGAAATACTCAGGTAAATCTTTGGAGCAAGTCGTACAGATGCACCAGGAAGCTGAAAAGCTTTTAGGCCGTCAGTCTTCTGAGGTAGGCGATCTTCGCAAAGTTGTAGATGATTACATTACTAATCAACCACAACAATCAGCACCTCAACAACACGTTGAGCCTGAAGATGATTTGGACTATTTTACAGATCCTCAAGCCGCCGTTAATCGTGCGATTGATAATCATCCTAAAATTAAAGAAGCTGAAGCGTACACTGCTAGGTACAAGAAACAAACGTCACTAGCGGAGTTGCAAGGCAAGCATCCTGACATGCAAGAAATCCTTAAAGACGAGGGTTTCAAAGAATGGGTAGGAGGATCTACTTTTAGGCAACAGTTATTTGCAGAGGCAAACACTAATTATAGTGCTGAAGCTGGTGACGAACTTTTTACTACTTGGAAAGGTTTAACAAGTGGTAGGCGGGAAGTCGCAGAGCAAACCGCAAATGTTGAAAAACTAGCGCGGAAGCAACAAATTAGATCAGCTAATACAGGTAGCGCACAAGGCAGTGCAGAGGGATCACGTAAAAAGGTCTATCGTAGGGCCGACATTATTAAACTGATGAGAACAGACCCAGAAAGGTATCAGGTTCTACAACCAGAAATTTATAGAGCTTACCAAGAGGGTCGGGTTAAATGACTTAATGGAGAAGTAAAATGGCTACAGCAGCATATCCCGGCGCAGCAGGTAATACTGCGATTACAGAAGCAGCAACATTCATACCTGAAATATGGTCTGACGAAATCGTTGCGGCTTATCAAAAAAACTTAAAGATGGCTCCGCTTGTCAAAAAGATTGCTATGAACGGCAAGAAAGGCGACAAGTTGCACATCCCCAAGCCTACTCGCGGTGACGCTAATGCTAAGGCTGCTGATACAGCAGTTACTATCATTGCCAACACTGAGGCTGAACTGACAATCGACATCAATCGACACTTTGAATACTCAAGGTTGATCGAGGACATCGTTGAAGTGCAAGCTCTTAGCAGCTTACGTCAGTTCTACACAGATGATGCTGGTTACGCTCTCGCAGTTAGAGTAGATGTTGACCTGCATTCTTGTGGTACTGGTTTTGGTAACGGTGGAGCAGTAGTACACGCTGCGGCAGTAGCACCTACTGACTACCAGCACACAGGCTGTTTCTTTAATGACGGCGGTACAACAACTCAGTACACAGATGACACAGCAGTTGCTGCTGACATCTTTACTGATGCGTTCTTCCGAGACATGATTCAGAAGTTGGACGATAACAACGTCCCGATGGAAGATCGTGTTCTGATTATCCCCCCTTCTGTCCGTAAGACAATTATGGGCATTGATCGGTATGTGTCTTCTGACTTTGTAACAGGTCAGGCGGTACAATCAGGTCTTATAGGAAACTTGTACGGCGTAGACGTTTATGTTTCTGCCAACTGTGCAACTATCGAAGCTGCTGGGGCTAACTCCGCATCATCTATCGATACCCGCGCTGCCTTGATGTTCCACAAAGACGCTATCGTCCTTGCAGAGCAGCAGTCAGTACGTTCACAGACTCAGTACAAGCAGGAATATCTCTCAACTCTGTACACGGCAGATTGCCTGTATGGTGTTCAGGTATATCGTCCTGAAGCTGGCCTAGTTCTCGCAATAGCCGAGTAACGAGCGACACTGGAGGGGGTCTTAACCGGCCCCCTTTTTGCCGTTATTTTTATTGCTTGAGGGAACCTAGCTAATGTCTAACTATACAAAAACAACAGACTTTGAAGCTAAAGATGGCTTACCTTCTGGCGACAGCGGTAAGATTATTAAAGGCGCAGAGTTTGAAACCGAATTCGATAACATTGCAACAGCCGTTGCGACTAAAGCCAATTCTGCTGGGCCTACTTTTAGCGGCACAGTAACCTACGCAACTCTGAATGACGGAACAACCGCTCTAACATCGACTGTTGCAGAGTTAAATATCCTGGATGGAGTAACCTCTACCGCAGCCGAATTAAACATACTAGATGGTGTCACAAGCACCGCTGCTGAATTAAACAAACTGGACGGTGTGACAAGTACCGCAGCCGAACTCAACATTTTAGACGGCGTTACTGCTACGGCAGCAGAACTTAATATATTAGACGGCGTAACTTCTACAGCCGCAGAGTTAAACACTCTTGATGGTGTTACAGCCGTTGTAGGCGAGTTAAACGCTTTAGATATAGGCAGCACAGCAGTAGGAACCGCTGTAGCTTCTAAAGCAGTAATTCTTGACTCAGACAAAGACTACACAGGAATAAGAGATTTAACCCTAACAGGTGATCTTACTGTCGGCGGTGATGACCTAACAATGGGGACTAACACAGCAGGAATGCTTCTTGTTGCTGACGGCACTAACTTCAACCCAACAGCAGTTACTGCATTGTCTGCAATTACCACTATAGCTAGTGATGACTTATTTTTAGCTGTAGATACATCAGGTGGTGGCCTCAAGAAAGTAGCACGAAGCGTTGTTGTCGGAGGTCTTGCAACTTCATCTGCCTTATCTAATGTCTCAGAAGACTCTAGCCCACAGCTAGGTGGTAACTTAGACCTTAACGGTAACGATCTTGTTACA